TGGATATCATTCATATGCTCCAACTCAAGGAGAGACAAACGGAGATCACATTGCTTGGACATTTATAGGAACTGGAGCTATCCCCGCTACTCTTCAGGTTTATACTGGATTTCCGCAGACGGGGGATGCTTACGCCATTGTAAGCGACGTAGCATACGGCAACGCTCAGCTTGTAAGATCAACTACACCAGCGAATACATACAATATTGATGCTAATGGTCGTGCTGATGTAGGGTCCTGGCTAGGAACTGCGGTCACTACATCGTCAATTACTAATAAACCTGAAACGGATACGTACTCCATCAGCAATGATGCAGGTGCAGCAAATAGACTGGAGTTGTTCTCAGAGTTTGGTGGGTACACAGATGGATTTGTTCATATTAATACCGTAAACGGAGCAGCTGGAACTGATGATTACGAAAATGGAACAGATCTAAACAATGTTGATAGTCTTGCTGATGCCATAACGATAGCTATATCTATCGGGCTGTATAAGTTTAAAGCGAGCAATGATTCATCTATAACGTTTCTTGAGGATCATACTTCGGAGATATGGGATAGCCAGGGTGCTACTTTGGTTATTGGGTCTGGAGCTGGAAACGATGTAAGCAAGTCACATTTTTATCATTTCAATACTATTTCAGGTATTGGAACCTGTCCCACGGGTGAGGCGCATGTAAACGGAGGGCATGTTGGTAATTTAGAGCTAGGTATTGGTCATTTGACAGGGTGCGCCTTAACTGGCACATATACTTTAGGCGCTGCTGCTAATCATATCGTAGAGCGTTGTTACCAGGAAAACGGGACAGTCTCGATCTTTGATATGAATTCTCTTGGTGGATCTCATCTCAGTATAATGAGCCACAACGGCAGTGTAACTATCAACAATATTTTGGCAGGTGACACCATCGAGCTAAACGGCAATTTCGGCGAAATTATTCTAAACGGCGCAGATGCTACTGTGGATATTACTGGAATTGCTGCAACGGTGACTGATAATCGCACAGGCACACCACTAGGCACTGATAGTTCAGTAAAGGCTAGTGAAGTTGCTTTGATACTTGCTGATACCAATGAGCTGCAAGGAAACCAAGGGAACTGGGCGACTGCAACAGGATTTGCCACAGAAACCAAGCAAGACATTATTGATACCAATGTAGATACGATTCTTGCGGGAGTGACTGTAACAGACGCTGGAGGCAACAAGATTGCAGATCATGTTCTGCGCAGAGCGTTTGCTACAGCAGCAGCTAGTGCTGATGGAGATGCTAAGTCTTTTAGGTCATTGCTTGGAGCGATTGCTAAACTGGTTAATAAAGTCAGTATATCTGGCACAACACTAACCATAACTGAAGCAGATGACGCTACAAGCCTTGGAACACAGACCCTCACCACAGATGCGGCGGCAGACCCTATTACTGGGGCTGATACTGATTAATGGCTGGCGGCTGGGGTGGGATACTAGGCTTAACGGGCGTATGGCCTAGCTCTCCACCTTCTGTATCTCAGGCAGGCTGGAGAAGCCATCTTGCATTAACGGGTATATGGGTTGATGGCGCTGGGGCAGCCATTGAAGAGCCTGGAGAAGGCGCAAGAGAGCAGTATCCACGTAAAAGATTGGAAACTGAAGAGGAAGAGCTATTATTCCTCATGCAATGTGCATATAGAGCAGGTTATTTAAATTAGAGGCTATTATGAGTGAATCAATTTTACACGCACCAGACGTTAAGTACGCTGTGATAGACGCTGCTTCTGGTGATACGTCATTAGTTGCAGCGGTTACAGGAAAGAAGATAAGAGTTATTTCTTTTATGTTGGTAGGTGGTGGCGCGGCTACAGCCAGGTTTGAGAGTGGGGCAGGCGGAACGGCGCTGACCGGTCAAATGCTGCTTGCTGCTTGCTGGTAGTACTGTAGTTCAGGACGAATGCCTTGCTGGGCTATTCGAGACAGTCGCAGGAGAGGCGCTAAGCCTTGAGCTAAGCGCAAGTACGGCTGATGGGTATCTTACTTATATCGAGTTGCGATGAGAGACTTGGTGCCATATGGGTTGGTGTTGGTTGTATACGTTGGGTATATAGCCTTTCTTGCTTGCGTGTATTCAGGCTAAGGGGAGAGTGTTATGGAGGCGTTATCTATGCTGTGGTCAGTGGTGTCTGCTTTCGCTACCGCAGTAGGATTTATTGTTATAATTGTGGCTCTCACTCTGGCGGCGATTATTAAGTATACAAACAGGGAGATATCACCATGACCACAGTCAACGAACACACTGGGAAATTCATTCGAACAAGAGCTGCAACAAAGGAATATAGGGATAACTATGCGATAATTGAGGAGAACAGAAAGAAAAAAAAGGCAGGAAAACCCAAAACAGAACCGCCTGCTTTACTGAGAGATCAGGCTATATAGGAAAGGGAGCCGCCTACAAAGTTGTAATAACAACAAGATGTTATATAATTAACTGTAATAAGATGTGTTCGCGATGTGAATCGCGCCATGCCCAGGCCTAGATGGACTGCATCTAATATCACTAGGCTTTGAAACTAACGTCGTGATGACGTGAGGGACAACTTATCAAATACATGCTTCAAAACTCCCCCTTGCCATCGGCACTTAATTGCGTCGGTGGCTTTTTTTGTCTGGGGTTTGAGTAATGCCCGGTGGTCGCCCTACAAAATACACTCCTGAATTCCTTACAATAGCCAAGGATTACCTGGATAAGTTTAATTCAAAATATGAGGATCAAATCCCCTCAATTGCAGGTTTAGCTGTAGTTTCAAATATCTCAAGAGAGACGCTTAGGGTATGGGGAACAGAGGAAGGTAAGGAAGAGTTTTCTGCCATATTAGCAAAAATACTGGCAAAACAAGAGTCTATCCTCATAAATAAGGGGCTTTCAGGAGAGTTTAATTCCAATATTACAAAGCTGGCACTTGGAAAACATGGATATCATGAAAAACATGATGTAGGCGGTCAATCTGATAATCCGGTAGCAGTTGTTGAGGCCGATGCAAAAGAGTACGCGCGACGGCTGGTCTTCAGTTTAGAGCGAGCCAAGAGGACTAGTGATGCTTCTTGAGCTAGTGCAAGATATTACCAAGCTTGACCAGGATGGTAAGGAGGCTGCCGATCATCTTGTGGCTAGCACTATGGATACCACATGGATACCAAACCCAGGCCCGCAAACAGACGCATTCTTCTCTGAGGCTGATGAGTTGTTCTATGGTGGACAGGCTGGAGGTGGTAAGTCTGCACTGCTTGTAGGCCTGTCGCAGACTCAACATGAGAAATCCCTGATCCTTCGCCGTATTCGTGAGGATGCCAAAGACCTTGCAGAGGATGAGCTGATAGGGCGCATTCATGGTGGTGCAAGAGATGGCTGGAACGGGTCTGATTTGGTCTACAGGGGTGAGGGCCACATAACTTCATTCGGCGGCTGTCAGGCAGAGACAGACAAGCAGAGGTACAAGGGTAAGCCGCACGATCTAAAAGGATTCGATGAGCTTCCAGATTTCCTTGAGTCACAGTATCAATTCATTATTGGCTGGAATAGGTCAACCACGCCGGGTCAACGATGCCGTGTTGTCGCTACAGGTAACCCCCCTACTACCGCTGAAGGCTTGTGGGTTATTCGGCGCTGGGCTGCATGGCTAGATCCAAAGCATTCAAACCCTGCCAAGCCTGGGGAATTACGCTGGTACACCACCGGTGAAGATGACAAAGAGGTAGAAGTAGAAGGTCGCGGGCCTCATCTAATTAATGGTGAGCAGGTCTATGCTAAATCACGCACGTTTATACGAGCAGGTCTAGAAGATAACCCTGATCTTGCAGAAGATGGTCAGTATGCAGCTATGCTGGCTCAGTTGCCTAAAGAACTGCGCGATGCATACCGTGATGGCCGCTTCGATCTAGGTCTAAAAGACCATCCTTTTCAGTTAATCCCTACTACGTGGGTAATGGCAGCACAGGAAAGATGGAAGCCAAAAGCACCTGAAGGTGTGCCAATGTGTTCAATAGGCGCAGATGCTGCCCAGGGTGGTGAAGATGACAATACAATTGTTAAACGCCATGGCCATTGGTTCAGTGAGATAGAGGTAATTCCTGGTAAAGACACGCCATTAGGAACAGATATAGCAGGGAAAGTGCTGGCAATGCGCCGTGATGGTGCGGTAATTGGTATTGATTGTGGTGGTGGATATGGAAGCTCAGCCTACAAGCATTTTACAGACAACGACATACCTGTGGTCGCTTATAAAGGCAGCGAGGCCAGCAAGACTAAGACTTCAGGTACACGATACAAGCTGAAGAACCGCAGAACAGAGGTGTATTGGAAGCTAATGGAGGCACTAGATCCAGATCAGCCGGGTGGTTCAGATATTGCGTTACCTCCAGATCAAGAGCTTTTGTCTGATCTTACAGCATTGAGGTATGAAACAAACAACGGAACCATAGCACTAGAGCCTAAAAAGAAACTCATTGAGCGGATAGGGCGAAGCACAAACAAAGGCGACTGTGTGTCTATTGCATATTCAGTAGGAAATACAATAGCTAACATGCGCGGCGGATGGAAATCACACGGACAAGTAACCATTAAGCGCAGTAGTTGCTCAACAAGAAACAGGTCAAGACACTAATGGCTACTCCTAAGAAGTCAATTAGGAAGTTCTTTGACCCATTGGATCTTACTTGGAAGGCTGTCGGTAAATATGTAGGAGACCCAGCCGTAGAAAATCCACCAGATCCAGAGGTGGTTGAAATAGACATGCCCGCGTCTACTAAGAAGATCGCAGGCAAGAAGACAAAACGCAGAGCGAGTGTATTTGCATCTCGTGACCAAGCTCCAGTAAACACCGTTCTTGGAACGGGAAAGAAACTAGGTGGATGATATGGGTGGATTATTTTCAAAGCCAAAGAAGCCAAAGCCGGTAGTGGTGCCAAAGCCAGCGCCGATGCCAGTTCCTGATGAGGAAGGCTTGCGCAAGGTAAAGAAAAAGAAGGTAGCTCAGGCTGCCAGGAGATCCGGCAGGGCGAGTACTGTGCTTAGCGAAGACCAAGGGCTGGGCGGGTGAGACAAGCTGTAAAAACCCTCATCCGAGAGGGTAAGGGCGCTATAGAACAGAAAACGCCAATGTTGGGGTTATGGCAGACTATTGGCGAGAACTTCTACCCTGAGCGCGCAGATTTTATCTATAAGCGCACTGATGGTGAAGAGTTCGCTGATCATTTGTATTCATCTTACCCCATCATAGCTAGGAGAGATTTAGGAAACTCACTGTCTTCAATGCTCCGCAGGGATAACTGGTTCAAGATCCGCACGGATCAGACAGAAGAAGATATACCAGGTCTTGAATGGTTAGATCGAGCAACAGAAGTACAACGCAAGATTATGTACTCCAGAGGTTCGGGGTTTGTTCGTGCCACTAAGGAAGGCGACCATGATTTTGCTGCGTTTGGGCAGTGCGCTGTATCGCTTCAGTTAAACCACCTAAGAAATGGGCTTTTGTACCAGTGCTGGCACTTGAGAGATCTAGCATGGAATGAGGGGCCAGGAGGTGAGGTAGAGAGCGTCTACCGTCAGTGGAAGCCTACCGCTTCACAGTTAATGAGGATATTCCCAAAGACGGTTGACCAGAAGGTGGTTAAAAAAGCACAAAAGAATCCTAATTGCACTATCAACTGCATGCATATTGTAGTTCCATCAGAGCATTTTGATGGCGAAGACTTCAATACACCGTTTGTTTCCATCTATGTAGACACAGAAAACGACACAGAATTAGAAGTAGTTGGACTTGGGTATCAGATGTACATCATCCCGAGATGGCAGACTGTATCCGGCTCACCTTATGCTTATTCTCCTGCTACTGTAGCGGCTTTGCCAGATGCTCGCTTAATCCAGGCAATGACTCAAACTCTGCTAGAGGCTGGTGAGAAGTTCACTAACCCGCCTTTGCTGGGTGTACAGGAAGCATTGAGAGGTGAGCTAGACCTCATGGCCGGTGGTGTTACTTGGGTTGATCGTGAATATGATGAAAGATTAGGTGAGGTATTAAGGCCATTAAGCCAGGATAGAGGCGGCATGCCACTAGGAATGGAAATGCAAGCAGGAGTCAGAGAGATGATTGCTGAAGCGTTCTACCTCAACAAGCTATCGCTTCCTGTTAATCCTGGTGATATGACGGCTTATGAGGTAAGCGAAAGAATCAAAGAGTTCGTGCGGCAAACCCTGCCTATCTTCGAGCCAATGGAGATGGAGTACAACGGCAGACTGTGTGAGGCGACATTTGATTTGCTTATGTCAACCGGGGCATTTGGTTCACCACAAGACATACCTGAAGAGCTTAGGGGTGCTGATGTGCAGTTCAAATTCAGCTCACCGATACAAGAAGCTGTTGATCGTGATAAGGGACAGAAGTTCTTGGAGATGAAAGGATTGCTGAGAGAGGCTGTTGAGATAGATCAAATGGCTGTAGCAAGAATTGACATAGATGGCGCATTTGAAGACGCGCTTAACGGTGTCGGGGTGCCAGCTAAGTGGCTGAATGATGACAATGAAACTGAAGAAGCCAGGAACGAGATCATGGCCAAGCAAGCCGCAATGATGGCTATGGAGCAAGGTATGGAGCAGGGCGTTGAAGCTGTCTGAATCTAGCCCGTTACGGCCTCCTAAGCCTGAAAAGAAGCACGTTGGTGCTATTCAGGCTCTATCTAGGGGTGAGGCATCAGAGCATCAACAGAAGTTAGCATTGGATTGGATAGTCAAAGAGCTGTGCAAAGCACATGACTTAGCCTTCCATCCAGACCAAAGAGAGACGGATTTTGCATTAGGTAAACAGTTTATAGGTAAGCAAATTATTAAAATGACATTGATTAACATAGGAGAGTATTTCAAATGAGCGAAGCAGCCGCAGAGACAGTCGTAGCGCCAGAGGCCACAGATCAAACTAGCACTGAAGATATCGGGGCCGGTTCTGGTGGTGTTGATAAGGATATTGGTGGAGGCTCAAGTAATGAGCAAGTCAAAGATAATGTCGTTCAGTTCCCCGAGAACTGGCGTGATGTTATGGCTGGCGAGAATGAGAAAGCAGCTAAGCTCCTAGGTAGATTCCAAAGCCCAGAGGCCGCCGCCAAAGCCATGGTGGATTTTCACGATAAGGCCCGCACATCTGAGTCGATGGCAAAGCCAGAAGAAGGCACTGAGGAAGAGCTAGCTACATGGCGCGAGGATCAGGGGATACCTGCAACATGGGAAGACTACGATACCGATCTAGGCGATGGCCTTATCATTGGCGAGCAAGACAAGCCTATTCTCGATAGCGTTCTTCAATCCATGCATGCCGCAGATGCTAAGCCTGAGCAGGTCAAGGCAGCTCTAAATGCTTACTACACTGCCAGAGAAGCAGAGCAACAGCAGCTTGAAGCTAATGATAACGAACAAAAAGAGACCGCAATCACCACGTTACGTGATGAATGGGGGCCAGATTACCAATCGAATATGAATGCGATTCGTAACGTATTGAATCGCATTCCTGAGAACATTAGAGAGGATGTGGCGAGTGCCAGGATGCCAGATGGGTCTGCGCTGTTGAATAGTCCAGAAGCCTTGGCATGGTTAGCAGATATGGAGAGACAGATTAACCCTGCTGCCACAGTGATACCGAATACAACTAATCCGAAAGCCAGCGTTCAAGAAGAACTCGCTGGGTTAGAGGCAAAGATGGGCAATCGTTCCAGTGATTACTGGAAAGGCCCAAATGCTGAAAAGAATCAAGCGCGTTACCGTGAACTCACGGAGGTGCTTGCTAAACTGGGCTAAATGCCCAAAAACGCGAAAGCGCAGAAACGCATATAGAACGACCCTGTTGGGAAGAATAGCGGCCCCGAAAGGCTACCCGCGAATCAACCTGATGGCTACTCGTAAAAGCGTAATTTATTAACGTAATATTAGGAGAAGCCTAATGGCTGATACTGCTGCACAGATTCAGTATCGTCAGGAGTATATTCATGGTTTTGAACAACGCCAGAGTATACTCCGAGATACTGTAACAACCGAAGCTGTCATTAAAGGTAATCAGGCCGTGTTCCTGGTTGCTGATTCTGGCGGCGCATCCACTGTTACTCGTGGCGTGAATGGTAAAATCCCAGCACGTGGCGATAACTTAAACCAGAATACTTGCACCCTGACTGAAGAGCATGATCTTGTTCAGAAGACAGGCTTCAACGTGTTCCAATCACAGAGCGACCAGCGTCGCATCATGCAGGAAACCAGTTATGGTGTTGTTAACCGGAAGATTGACGATCAGATCATCGATCAGCTCAATACCGGAACCATTGATACTGGTGGTGCTGCTGTTGCGACCCTGCGTATCTTTTCATCTGTTAAAGCTACTCTGGGTAATGCCGAAGTGCCTTTCGATGGGATGATCTGCAACGTGATTACACCAGCGTGTGAAGCGTATTTAACAGAACTAGCTGCTTTCAGTTCTGCTGACTACATCACTAAGAAACCACTTGAAGGAGGTGATATTCTCTGGGCCGATAAAGCTCCGGGTTACTACATGTGGATGGGAATGAAGTTTATCGTTCATCCAAACCTTCCTGGTGTCGGCACTAATGCTGAGAAGTGTTTTGCCTATCATGAATCTGCAATTGGTCATGCCATTAACACTGCGGGCATAGATTCAGCTGTTGGATATGATGATGAGCAGGACTATTCATATGCGCGTACCACTGTTTATTGTGGTGCTAAACTTCTGCAAAACAGCGGCGTTGTGGTTATCAATCACGACGGCTCTGCATTGCAACTGAGCTAAGGGGGTTAATCATGGCTTATGCAACTACTAACCCTCCTGCACTTGTTTCACAGCAATTAGGTGGAACGGGTAAAGTATGGGTATATAAAGACGGTGATGATAAGGCTGCGGTAACTGCTGCTGATTATATCTCTAACGGCGATGCTTTAGGCATGGCTGCTGGTGATGTTGTTCATCATATCGATACGACTAACACCAAGCTTAATATCTTGACTGTTAGCTCTGTCACCACAGATGGTGCAGCAACGCTTGATGATGCGCTGGTACAAGAACTCACTGCAACCGGGGCGGTTACACCTGGTGTAAGTTCGGTAGAGTTGAATCACGCAACTGTAGCTGTCGAGGCAACCATCGCAACATCACTTGATCATCAGGGGTTATTTGTAGTTGTTAATACCTCTGCTTCAGGTACTGCGGCTCACACTCTCACGCTTACTGCTGGGACGTTTAATGGCACTAACAATGTTGCCACCCTAAACGCACCGCTGGAATGTTTGGTTGTGTGGTTTGATAGCGCAGGCAACGGAACCATCGTAGAAAATGTTGGTACTGTAGGTCTAAGCTAAAGCTAACCGGGGGCGGGGTAACTCGCCCCCACTAGGAGAACTCATGTTAAAAGAGAAACAGTTAGGCCAAGCTGAGCAAAAGCGCATTGTTCACAGGTTGCAATTAGCAGAAGGACAAACCATTGATCAATTGCTAGACCCTCAGTTTTGGGCGCACGTGGCCAAGAATATCAGTAGGCATGACATTATTGAGGTGCTGACCTCAGACTACACTGAATACGCCGAGTTATTTGTGATTCAGGCGGAGCAGTTGTTTACCAAGGTAAGAATTCTCAGTCGTATTGAGCTGACTGACGCTGTGGATGAAGACACAGACGAATATTATGTAGAGCACCGTGGCAAAGGTAAGTGGTGTGTTATGTCCGCCAAAGACAAGGCAAAAGTGCGCGGCGGTTTTGATCTTAAAGAAGATGCAATAGCAGCCAAAGAACAATACATGGCTGATAAGGCAGCATAATGGCCACTACCAAGCTTTCTCTCTATAACGGCGCTCTCCGTATTGTTGGGGAGCGTAAAACGACCCTGACTGAGAACAGAGAGCCTAGACGGCTATTGGATGATGCGTGGGATGAGCACGCGCATGATTCATGGTTAGAGGAGGCTAGCTGGAGGTTTGCGCTTGTTACGGTGAAGATTCAATATGACACTGGGATAGAGCCTGATTTCGGATATCAGCGGGCTTATACAAAGCCTACAGATATGGTGCGTCTTGTTGGGATATGGAGGGATGAATATCTCACAAATCCTATCAGGGATTACACAGATGAGGGTGAACTGCTATACGGTGAAGATGATGAAGTTTTTGTATCGTATGTTTCAAATGATAATACTCGTGGTGGTGACATGGGTGTTTGGCCTAAATCATTCGCTCGCTTTGTTGAGGCGTTTCTTGCAAATGAAATTGCACCTCGGATTAAAAACGATAAGGCCGTGGATGCAGCGACTAAGCATTTGGAGCTGATGAGGAGAAATGCCAAGAACAAAGACGCCATGAAGTCCCCCACAAGAAAGCCTGTAACTGGGGCATGGGCAGGGTCAAGGAGCGCCAATAGACGATATAGGCATGGATATCCAACATAATGCCAAGGCAGAATGCACCATTACTAGCGTTTAACCGAGGGGTTGTTGATCCGCTTGCTTTAGCGAGGGTGGATCTAGACCGTATTACCTGGTCTGCTGAAACTCAAACCAACTGGATACCAAGGTCTTTAGGCGCAATGATGCTAAGACCTGGCTGGAAATATCTAGGGTCAACGCACAATGATGCCGTATCCCACTCCATCCCGTTTGTGTTTAACGCAGACACAAAAGCAAAGATAGAGTTTACCGCTAACATCATGAGAGTATGGGTAGATGATGCGGTAGTCACAAGAACAGCAATCACTGGTACGTTCACCAATGGCACATTCGATACTGATTTAACAGGCTGGACAGATGCCGATGAAACAGGCGGAACTTCAGCATGGAAGACGGGCGGCTACCTGTCGCTTATCGGTGATGGGTCTGATCTGGCCATTAGAAGACAAACTTTCACGGTAACAGACACGAGCACCGCTCACCCCATAAGGATCATTATAGAGCGCGGGCCTGTTCTATTTAAACTTGGCTCAACATCTGGAGGCTCTGAGTATCTTGGTGCATCCTTAAGCACCGGTGAGCACAGTATTGAGGTTACTCCAACGGGTGATTTGTATGTAGAGTTCTCAAGCGCGGAAGAGTATGAGGTTTTAGTGGACTCTATCGCCATGGAGTCTACCGGGGTAATGACGCTTCCTACTGATTACAGCGCATCTGACATAGGCAATATTCGCTACGACCAGTCTGCTGATGTTATCTATTTAGCATGCAAGGACAAGAAACAGAAGAAAATCGAAAGGAGAAGCCAAAGCTCATGGTCGTTTGTAGATTTTGATACTGAGGATGGGCCTTTTGGATTGATTAATGTTAGCCCTGTCAAGCTTACTCCGAGTGGACTCACTGGTGATATTACTGTTTCTTCCAATAAGGCATTCTTTAAGTCGACCAATGTAGGTGCTTTGTTCCAGATTGACTCAACCGGACAGGATGTTGAAGCATCCATAAGCGCAGAGAATAACTTTACTGGGGACATCAAGGTAACAGGGACTGGGTCAGGCCGCGCTTTTAGTATTTTCCTATCTGGATTATCAGGGACTGGAACAACCGTCACCTTGCAAAGAAGCGTTAACGAGCCGGGTACATGGGCTGATGTAACGACTTACACCACAGATCAAAGTGTTTCTTATAATGATGCGCTTGCCAATCAGACAATGTACTACCGAATTGGTGTTAAGACAGGTGATTATGTTGCTGGAACTATTGAGGCGTCATTAAGCTATGGCGCAGGTTCTATCACAGGCGTGTTTAAAGTCGTTACATTCACAGATGATCAAAATGTAAGCGCAATCGTAGTAAAAGATCTAGGTAGCACAGACGAAACCGGGGACTGGTACGAGGGCGAGTGGTCAGACAGGAGGGGGCATCCTACGACCGTTTCACTCTTTGAGGGTCGCTTATGGTGGGCTGGCAAGTCTAAATTGTGGGGTTCTGTATCTGATGCTTATGGTAGTTATGACGTCAATGTTGAGGGTGATACCAAGGCAATAAGGCGGCAAATAGGTTTTGGCCCAGTTGATGACATTCACTGGCTTTTGCCTCTTCAAAGAATGCTGATGGGTACAGCCAGCGCTGAGATATCAGTTAGATCATCCTCACTTGATGAGGCTATCACTTCAACTACGATCAATCTAAAGCACGCCTCAACCAATGGATCGTCTTTTGTTGACGCTGAGGTGATTGATAACAGAGGTATTTATGCCGGTAGGTCGGAAACGAGATTATACGAATTAAGCATGGCTGAACAGGTATATGGTTATTATGCCTCAACTGACTTGACCGCTCTAAATCCAAATCTTCTTAATGCCGGAATTAAACGCATAGCAGTGCAGAGGCAGCCAGATACTAGGGTACATGTTGTATTGGACGACGGAACAGCAGCGTTGTTTGTTACTGACCCAGCCGAACAGCTAAAGGCCTGGGTGCCTATTACAACAGATGGAGACATTGAAGACGTTTGTATTTTGCCAGGGACTGAAGAGGATAATGTCTACTACACAGTAAATAGAACCAATGGAAGATACGTCGAGAAGTGGGCTTTAGAGTCAGAATGCAAAGGAAGGGTTGTTGGTGGTTTTGCACAATCCAAGTGCCTTGATTCGTTCGTAGAAACAACCGGGCAGACTATTACAGGAGCAGGTCATTTAGAAGGCGAGACCGTTGGCGTGTGGGCAGATGGCGCGGACAGGGGTACGTTTACTGTGGCATCCGGTCAATTTGATCTCGGGGCGAGTTATACCAATGTTCTGTATGGGCAGACTTACGAGGCAGATTTTAAGAGTTCTAAACTGGCTTATGCAGCCGGCATGGGTACTGCGTTAAATCAAAGAAAGCGGATTACAGGAGTAGGCTTGATCCTTGCGGATACACATGCTCAGGGGATTGAATACGGCACTGACGCAGATCACTTAGATGGATTACCATTATATGAGGAAGGCAAGGAAGTTGATTCAGGTTACATCTGGTCTAGTTATGACTTTGACGCGCTTGAGTTTAACGGGGAATGGAAAACTGATACACGATTATTCTTAAGAGCTACAGCTCCTCGCCCTTGTACTGTGCTCGCTGCGGTGTTGCAGATGGTGACGCATGACAAGTCCTAACCTACGCTTAGGGACAAGAAAGGACTGGATGGAGTTCTTTGGTGAGCCACCACATAATTCAAGTAGGACTATTGTGGGTGAGGTTGATGGAGAGATAGTTGGGATTTGTGGGTTAAGGTACAACGATGGCTTTATGACAGCATTTAGCTGCTTAAATGAAAAAGGCGCTAAGTATAAGTTCAGCATTATGAAAGCTGGTAAAATGCTGCTTGATATGTTCGAAAAGCATCCAGGTATTATTATGGCGATTGCCGAGCCTGAATTACCTACATCATCACGGTTTCTAGAGAGGTTGGGTTTTGTTTTTATGCATGATTCAGAAGACGGGAGGGTATACAGATGGCATGGCTCCCGCTAGCCCTTAAAGTCGTAGGCACTGCCGTTACGGTAATGAGCGTCGTAAAGGCGGGGCAAGCCCGTGAGGCGATGGCTGACTTTGATGAAGAGCAGCTAAAATCACAAGGACTGCATGAAAAGGCTCTTGCTGACAAGCAGGCTCTTGAGGAAAGGCGCAAAGCAAAGCTATTAGAGTCCAAAGCCATAGCTCGGGCTGTAGCAGGCGGCGCTATGGCTACAGATCCTGGTGTTTTGGATATCACAACAGATATAGCTGAAGAGGGCGAATACAACGCTCTCATGGCGTTATGGGAAGGAGAAGAAAGGGCCAAAGGTAGAAGGACACAAGCCGCAGCAGCAAGGATGGAAGGCAAAGAGATTAAGCGCGCAACCAAAACCAAAGCCATAAGCACTGCAATTAGTGGGGCTGGCTCAGCATATTCATCATGGGCTAAAGCATAATGCCAACAATACCAGATGCAACACAGCTAGGAAGACGAGTACCTACGGCTCGTCGTAGCATGGCCTCAATGGATCTCACTCAAGGCGCGCAAGCTATGGAGGGTCTTGGTCGGTCACTTATGGGTGCTGGGCAGGTTGTTGAGCAGGTGCAGGAGCGTGAGGAGAGCGAGAGAAGCGCATTAGAAAGGGCGCAGGCTGAATCAGCATGGTTGGTATCTGGGATAGAGAGCAAAGGTAAGTATAAAGATGATGATAACTATTCTGATTTACCTAAACGATTTTCAGAGGAAACTAAGAAAAATCGAGATGAAATAGCAAAAAGCATCACAGACCCTACGTCGCGACAGCTATTTATTGAGCGCACAAATGTAGACCTCGCGTCAGGTACAGAGTGGGCCAATACAAGATCTTTCGAGCTTGAGGGTGATCATCAGACTGCTAGGCTTGGAGAGGATTTAGATAAGATCCGCTCCTCTGCATTAGAGACAGAGGATAATGAGGCTCGCCAAAGATTATTAGAGAATGCCTTGGAAAGGATTGATCTTCATGAAGAGAATGGGTTTTTCGGTACTGGAGGTAAAACAAAAGCCTCTGGGATGAAACAGAAGTTTGCCCGTGATTTCGCACAAACAAAAGTTGAGATGGAGAACGACCCAGACGAAAGGCTTAAGATGATCAAAGGCCCGCTAGGCAAAATGCTTACCCCTGAGTTTAAAGACTCGGTGAAAGACGCAGCGCAGACCGAGAAAAAGGAAACCAAAGCCTACGCATTGGCTGAAGAATGGCGAGCTAAAGGGCTTGGTATTTCTGAGATGAGGGATAAGTCTTCTAAAATCAAAGACATAGAGCTAAGAAAGATGGTGGAGGATCGCTATAAGTATCAATATGCTTTGGATGAAAAAGCGGGCAAAGATTTACAGATTAGTAATTACGAAGAGTACGCCTCAAGGATAGAGAATCAGGACATTACTTACGCGGATATTCCAGTAGAAGAGCGTAATAAGATGACAGCTGCGCTCAGGTCTAACCTACGGTCACTCGATAAAAGCTTGGCCACTAATACTTTTGCTAAAGAATCAGACCCTGATGTGTTCGATAAGCTTACCGGGATGCTGGCCCGTGGCGAACAGGATGAGGCAAGACTTTATTTCACAGAGAATTCATCCAAGTTAAAGAAAGAGCATTATTATAAATTTTCTAAAGAGACTCAGGAGCCTACTGCTGATGAAAAGAACCTACTCACGCGCCTTGGAAGGATATCTGCATTCTTCCCAAAACAAGACGATAAGGCGATTAAAGGCATTAAATATGAGATGTATGAGTGGGAGACTTGGTTCAAAGAGACCAATGGAAAGCCGCCTTCAGACAAGGAATACGACGATACATTAAGGTCTTTGGGTCAGGAGTATGATTATGGATTCCGTCCTGGTGAGATATGGACATTCGATAAGCCTGTATTTAAGACTGAGTTTGCATCTGAATACATGATACTGAAGACGCTTTCAGAAACAGATCAAGCCGCTACGCTCTCAAAGATCACCGAGGCTTTTAGTAAGCGTCATGGTAGAGATCCAAACCCAGCTGAGTTACTGGAAAACTATCAGGCGGTGGTCAGGTAATGCTACTTGAAGACGACATCCTCAATGGAATACGCGCTGATGTAGAGACATCAAGGCGCGAGGGTGCGTTACGCTCAGGGTCACTTCAAAACCCAGATGAGTTCTCAAAAACAGACCAGCTGGCTCAAAAGCTAGATGTTCCACGTGAAACCGTACAAGGCAATCTTCCTAAATACCTCCAGAAAGAGAAGGAAGAAACGCTTTTACTTGAAGACTTCACCGATACCCCAAAGCTTGGAAAGTTCCTGTCCAATCCAGACAATGCTGCCCAGGCTCATGATGATATTGAATCTCTTTCAGGGTTGGAGAGGGTCTTAAAAGGTGGCGGTGGAATACCGGTGTCTACCCAGATATCCGACGTGGCCAGAGCAATGTCCGGAGAGATCGTATCTGCGTTTGGTCGAATGGGTACGGGCGCTGCTACGCTGGATAAAGCGGTAGTTGCTGAAACCATGGGTTGGCTGGAATCTGCTGGGTTGATTCGTGCCATTGAGGAAGGCAAAGACATTGATAAGCTCATTGAAGAGAATATCGAAAAGCTACCTATTGCCTCTGCGCTTGAAGCAGTTGGTGAGCCTATCATTGAGGTAGGAGAGAGCATTAAACCCCCTCATGAGCGCGAGACAAAGATTACACAGGTTGCCGAGGGCGTTGGCCAAGTTATTGAGCAGGTCGGCGTGGCAGTGGCTACAGGCGGCTCAGGCAGTCTTGTTAGTGTATTTAATCTGCTGGGAATGGGTGCGCTTCAACAGAAAGAGGCGTTAGAGAGGCAGGGGCTAAAGATAACGGATGATCCTATTGCGGTTATCTCTGGTGCCGCTGTAACTGGAGTCACTGAGAAATGGGGTATTGATCGGCATTTTGATAAGGTGCCTGAAGTCTTTAAAGGGCGCGTTTCAAATTGGCTAGCAGACAAGATAGCCGCAGGCGGGAAAGAAGCCATACAGGAGATGGTAGAGGGTACGGCTCATAATCTCATTGAGCAGTACCGGTACAATCCTGATGCTGAGATATTTGAAGGAGTTACTGAGGAGGGAGAAATAGCCGGGTATGTCGGTATTGTTGCGCGGGTTTTAACCTCTTCTTTGATGCCTGGAAGGATTAGGCCCAGCGTAGAAAGAGAAACCAACAACCAGATTAATTCCATTGGCGAACAAGGCGTACTTGAGGAAGTCACTAATCTTGCCCAAGAGTCCAAGCTCAACCCAAGAAATAATCAGTTGTTTCAACAGTATGTAAACGACCTTGATTCTGAAACTAATGTCCATATCCCTGCTGATGTCATGGCTGAGTTTTACGATGGTGAAAATACGGACGTTATCAAGCAGATAAAAGAAGCCGGTGTATTAGGTGGGGATGTTGTTATCCCTATTGATCTGTATGCTTCTGAGGTTGCCAAACAGTCAAACATTAAAGAGATCAGAGATCATGCAAGACTCTCTGAGGATTCGCTGTCTAAATCTGAGTTAGAAAAGATCGACGTAAAGAAGGACATAGGCGAGATATTCGACAATCTCCAGGGAGAGCAGGAGTTAGTCAGTGAGGCCGTGACTATCTACGAAAGCGTAGAAGAGCAGCTGATTGAATCTGGCCGTATCGCACCACAGAATGCTAAGTATGCCGCTGCTTTATTCCCTGGTTTCGCCGCATCTAAGGCCAAGGAAAGAGGGAAATCCCCACAAGAAATCTATGACATGATGGGTTTAACCATTGTTCCTGAAGATGTGGGTGTAGAAACTGATGTTTTGGAGCAAAATGCCGCTACTTTTAAAGGCATGACTAAGGATGAGTTTTTAGGATCTCCGACAATTACCAGCGCAAAGAATGCGGCAATGCTCAGGCCGCGTGATATTACCGGCATTGTAACAAGTGAGCCTTTTTTAGATGACAAATATCAAGCAGTTTATAGTAATGATGGCGCTGCTGTTTATGACGGTGATGATCTTATAGCTAGCTATAATCACGGAAAGAATATTGTTGTTGATAAAAAATACAGAAAAAAAGGAATAGGCGAGGAGCTTGTTTATCAGTGGCGCACAAGGTTTCCCGCACCTGCAAAGGCAGAAGAAAGAACAAGAGTTTCACAAAAAATACAAGAGAAGGTGTGGGAGCGAATAAGGCGTGAAAACCAGGAATTATTAGCACAAGAATCAGCAGCAGAAACAGCCCGAAAAGAGCAGTTAAAAGCCATTGAAGTTAAAACAATAGAAACCATAGAAGAAACTGGCGAACAGGTAGAGATTACAGAAAAAGCAGACGTTGCATACCAACGCGAACAACAACGAAGTGAATCTTTCCAAAATATGATTAACTGCCTAAGAGGCTGATGATGAGTGAGCAATTCTACCAAGACAAAATTGATCGGATAGAGAAAGATGTGACAGAGATCAAGGCCAAGCAAGATCAAATGTCAGATGCAATCTTAATGCTTGCTCGAATAGAAGAGCGGCAGATATCCGATCATAAAGACATGGAGGATATGAA